GGCATACTGCGTAGGGATGACTGGAAGCCGTGGGGGCGCAACAAAGAGTTGCCGGGCTTGGAGTACATCTTGCAGGCGTATGACACGGCGTTCGAGGAAGGGGAGCAGAACGACTTCAGCGCGAGGATAACTTGGGGGGTGTTCAAGCGCGCATCGGACAACAAGCTGTGTGTGCTGATGTTGGAGCGCATGAAGGAGCGCCTGACGTTTTCTAAACTGTTGGAGAACGCTCTGCAGGCCTACAACGAGTACCAGCCCGATCGGGTCATTATCGAGAAGGCCGCGTCCGGCGCGCCGCTGATACAGGAGATGCGCAAACGGGGCATACCGGTGAGCCCGATTAGACCCGTGGGTAGTAAAATTGCGCGAGCTAACGCGGCCAGTGTTGTGCTGGAGCAGGGTGTTGTGTATTATCCCGAGGGTATGCGCTGGGCGGAGGACGTCATTGAAGAGTGTGCGGCGTTTCCAAACGGTCAGCATGACGATGTCCCCGACGTGGTGGCACACAGCTTGGTGTGGTTCAGGCGCACATTCCTCCTGGAGACCCCAGACGACGTCGAGGATGAGGATGATGACGATAAGTTTGACGACGCGCCCAAGCGCACATATGCAGTACGACGCACCCGGATGCCGCAGGCAGCCTAACTGAAAGACCATTATGCTGATGACCAACCAGACCAAAGAAAATAACGCCGACGCGCTGGACGAAGTGCTGGCGCAGCTAGACACACCCGCCGAGGACATGGACGAGATACTTATCGACGCCGAGACCGGTGAGATCATCGAGGACGGGGATGACGAGCCTAAACTTGACCTTGAATCCGCTCCGTTCGGCAGCAACTTGGTCTCGCTGTTCACCGAGGATGAGCTGAAGGATATTGGTGGCGACATCTGCGACAAGGTCAACGCGGACAAGGAGTCCCGCAAGGAGTGGTACGGCACGCTGAAAAAAGGCCTGGCGTCGCTGGGGATTTACTCTCCTGACGACACCGACACTGGAGTGGCGCGAGTGTCTCACCCCATGCTGGTTGAAGCGGCGACGCAGTTCCAGGCCCGGGCCGCGGCGGAGACACTCCCCCCTGGGGGCCCGGTGAAGGCGCAGATTCTGGGGAGGAAAACGCCCGAGGCGCTGGCGCAGGCAGACCGCGTGGCGGCTTACATGAACTATCAGCTGACGATCGAGGACCGGAGCTACTACGAGGCACGGGACCAGATGCTGTTCCTCCTGCCGTTCACAGGCAGCGAGTTCGATAAGCAGTACCACGACCCAACAACTAGACGTGTGACGTCGCGATGGGTGCGGTCGGACCACTTCATCGCTCCGTACAATACCGAGAGCCTGGAGACGGCGAGTCGTTATACGCACGAGATTCACATGGCGCACAACGCGTTCCGCAGGGTCGTGGCGAGCGGGTTCTACGTCTCTGAGACACTGGACGACGACGATACCAAAAAAGGCGCTGAGAGGGTAAAACGCGGTGACGGCAAGGAGGCCGAGCTGACGGAGATACTTACCGACTTGGACGGCCAGGAGAAGCCCGGCGGGCGGGCGGACGAGGACGGCGAACATGTGCTCTACGAGTGCCACATTGACTACGACCTGCCCGGGACCGATGAGGCGTTCGCGTTCCCGTTCATCATTACCGTGGACTCGGAGACCGAAGAGGTCATTGGCATATACCGCAATTGGCGAGAGGCTGACGAGAACAAGATCAAGCGCGTGTGGTTCACCCACAAAAAGTTCCTGCCAGGGTTCGGGTTCTACGGCTTCGGGCTGCTGCACTGCATCGGCAACCTCGGTGAGGCGGCGACGGAGATTTTGAATATTTTGCTGGACAGTGGCGCGTTTGCAACACTACAGGGTGGGTTCAAGTCCAAGGACGCGAAATTGCCGGGGGACATCACGCTGGAGCCCGGCACTTGGATCGACACCGAGATGTCGGCAGAAGAGCTGGCCAAGGCGTTTTACACACCTCCGTTCAAGGAGCCGTCGCAGGTTCTGAATGCGCTGCTAGGTACGATCGTCGAGTTGGGTCAGCGCTTCGCAGCAACGACCGAGACCATGGTTGGCGACGCAGCGACGACCGGGCCGGTGGGCACCATGGTGGCCCAGATCGAGCAGGGCTCGAAAGTATTCAGCGGCATCCACCGCCGCCTGCACCGCGCGTTTGGAGAAGAGTTTGCGCACATCGCCGAGTTGAACGGCGAGAACCTGCCTGAGATGTATCCGTACCTGATGCCTGACGGCGAGCAGAACGTGCTTAGGGCGGACTTTGACGGGCGCGTGGACATCATGCCTGTGTCTGACCCCAACATCTTCAGCAGTGCTCAGCGTATAGCGATGGCCCAGACGGCGCTGCAGCTGGCTCAGTCGATGCCCGATATTGCCGACCGGCGTGAGGCGGCCGTAGGTCTGTTGACTGCGATGCGGTTCCCAAACCCGGAACAGGTTTTCCCTAAGAAACGGGAGGCGAGAAGGATCGACCCGGTTAGCGAGGTCGCGTCCATATTGCTCGGGCGCCCCGTCAAAGCGTTCTTTGAGCAGAACCACAAGGCACATAACACGGTGCATCAAGGGCACTTGCAAGCGCTGCCTGAGCAGTTCCAGCCACTTATGCAGGCCCACATAATGGAGCACGAAGCGATGCACATGTACCAGCAGATGCAGTTGGCGCAGCAGCAGGCGGCGCAGCAGGCAGGGCAGGCCAACGCTCAAGCGATGCAGCAGTGGTCGCAACAGGCACAGATAGCGCAGGCCCAGGGTCTTCCGTTACCACCTCAGCCACAGCCGGTCCAGGCGCCTGCAGCCATACCTGCGGCGAATTGGGGCGCGGACAATACCGAGGACGTGTTCAAGGAGATTCCACTAGAGGAAGAGAACCAGATCGCGTTGCAGGTAGCCGCCCTCGTGCAGAAGGACACGCAGGCCAAGCAGCAAGCCGAGCAGGCAGCCGAAGCGGCCAAGCAGCCAGCCCCCAAAGCTCCTCCACCAGACCCTCAAATGGAGGAGAACCGCAAGGATATGGCGCTGCAGGCGACGATCCGGCGCGAGGACGCTAAGTTCCAAGCATCCGAGGGGCGCAAGAACCAGGCTTTGGCGATCGACACCGACCGGGACGACGCACTGGCGGGGCTGTCACCCGCGTTGGTCAAGCAGGCAGGGCAGTTTATCAGTGCCGCAGGTCTCAACATGAGTCCGCGCGAGCTGGCAGTGCTGTCTAAGACGTTGGGGAGGGACTTCAGCGAGGTTGTGGCGGCCGTGTCGCGCATGAGCATGCAGGGGCAGGGCGGAGGGCAGACTGTACGGACGGCGGAGTTCGTGAATCGAGATACGAGATTTATGTAAGTCAACTAAAAGGAGAGAAAAAATGAAAATATTTGAAATTAGGGATGCGCTCCACAAAGAGCTGGCCCATCAAATGAAGATGACCGCGGACCGCCTCACGGCGGGGACCGCAGGTGACTTTGCCGGGTACAAACAGCTCGTCGGCAGGCTAGCAGGCCACCGAGACGGTATTGCTGCGGTTGATGCAGTATTTCACAAATTGCTTACAGACGAGGAGGCTTAAAAATGAGCGACACGAATAATGACGAGTACGAGTTGGGTGCCGACTTCCCCGAAGGATTTTGGGAGGATTTGCCTCAGCCCTCATATTGGAGAATTCTGATCGCTCCGGTTAAGGCGCGCGCGGTATCCAAAGGAGGCATCCTCCTAGCCCAGTCGAACCAGGAGGCCCAAAACATCCTCAATTTTATGGGTCAGATCGTGGCTCTCGGCCTCCAGGCAGGTATTCACGAGAAGTTGGGCGGCGACGGCGTTTCGCGAGGTCCGCTGTTCCCGAAGGTGAAGGATTACGTGATTTACGGTCGCTACGCTGGCCAGGTCCTTCAGTACAAAGGCGTCACGCTCCGTGTTCTGAACGACGACGAAATACTTGGCACGGTATCCAAACCCGAATCTTTAACAACCAGCATTTAAGGAGAAAGCATGGCAACCACCGGCACACCGCAGGATGACCTGCAAGACGACGACATTGAGCAAGACATCAGTGACCTGCCGTTACCAGATGATGCGGACATCGAGGTCGAGGTCGATGACACCCCGGAGCCTGACGAAGTTCCAGACGTAGAGGATGAAGCGGCTGAGGCAGCCGAAGTCACTGAAACGGTCGAAGCGGCCGCAGATGAAGGCGCAGCAGACCAAGCGCCTTTGGCTGATGAAGAGCTGGAGGAGGCAGACCGAGCCTATCCTGAGCCGATCAAACGGCGCATCAAGCGCGAGATTCGTATACGTAAGGCGGCAGAGGCCAACTTCGAGCAGGCCAAAGGAGTAGCTCAGCAGATTGCGGCCATTGCGCAGCAGCGCGAGGACTATGGCAAGGCCAAAGATGTCGAGATTGCCCAGTTCAAGCGGTCCAACGCCACCATCCAGAAGCAGTATGCGGATGCACTGGACTTTGCCTACGACCAGTCGATACAGATCAAGGCCGGTGGGCTGCGCAAAGCGCGAGATGAGGGCGACTACGACGCCGAGCTGAAGCTGCAAGGAGAGTTGGATGGTCTACGTTTCCAGCAAAACCAGGTCAAAGAGGCAAAACGCAAGCTCCCGGACCCGAACACCATCGCGATACCAAAGGCGCAGGTAGCTCCAGCGGCCCCGGCGCAGGCACAGGCACAGGCAGACCCGGCCAATGTACGTGTCGCTCTGGCACAAGGCAAGCCCCCGTCGCCTCTGGCGGTCAAGTGGTTGGACGGCAATAAGCTGTGGTTCAACAGCCCGAAGTTCAGCAGCCATCGCGCGTTTGTGCTGGCCGAAGACTCGAAGCTGGTACGTGAGGGCTACGACCCAGGCGGCGCCGAGTACTACAAAGAGCTGGACAAGCGTGTCGACGGCGCGTTCCCAACACTGCGTAAAAAGCCCGCAGCTCCGGTAGGGTCCCCTGTGGCCCCAGCGGCAAGTGGCGGCGCCCCGCCACGTAGTTCATCGAAGCACGTCATCCGGCTCGGCCGGTCTGATATTGCAAACATGCAGCGGTTTGGGCTCGACCCAAGCAATAAAGCACATCTGCGCCAGTACGCGCTAAGTAAAGGAGCATAACCATGTCAGCTATCACACTAGACAGTAATGTCGCAGTACCCTCTAAAGGATCGAAAATGAACTCTCAGCAGACTTTGTCGCAAGAGCGCAACAGTCCCCCGGTACATGTTGCGCGGGCCTATGAGACGTGGGACGACGTGGACATCCACACCGAGGAGGACAAGCCTTGGACCCGCCCGTCAAGCCTGGAGGCCCCAAAAGCTCGGCCAGGGTTCGTTCAGCGCTGGATACGCGTGGGGCTGGCTGGGACCGACGACCCGACAAATACATCACGCAAGTTCCGCGAGGGCTGGAAGCCACGGCCCGCGACGTCAGTTCCGGCCAGTTACCACGCCCCCACGCTGTCCAACGGCAAATGGGCGGGGTGTATTGGTGTTGAGGGTATGCTGCTCTGTGAGATGCCGGAGAAGATGCGCGACAAGCGCAACGCGCATTACCATGCCAAGACAGCCAACATCACGGTGGCCATTGAAGGCGAGCTGCAGCAGCACAGTCGGCCAGGTATGCCAATCACCCAGGAGCGTACCAGCAAGGTCGCGCGCAACGTCCGAATAGCGGAAGATGATTAAAGTGCTTGACACATTAGAACTTATGATGTACAAACGTACTTAATCACGAGGCCTCATTATTCCGGGGGCCTTGGCGTTGCATGGTAGCGGATCAATCCTTCCATGGGAATGACGGAACTTCATTACTTTCTATGAGGTATTTCCATGGCTAACTCTGATACGCCCTCGGGCTTCAAAGTTGCTGGTCATCGAGGAGGTGGATCTGTGCGAACGGACACCTTCAACATCGCTTATGACTATGCGACAAAAATCTACCACGGCGACGCAGTCGTCCTAACCAGCGGCAAGGTCGCGATCGGTGCGGCAAACTCTGCCACCATCCTGGGTATTTTCGATGGTTGCTCTTATGTGAACGATTCTGGAGACCAGATTTTCACGAGCTACTGGCCGGGCGTCGCTCTGACTGACACCGCTGCAGTTGTGACGGCTTACGTCTACACCGACAAAGGCATCTTGTTTGAAGTGCAGTGCGAGACCAGTGTCGATTATGTCGATGCCACGCACATTGGCACTGCATGTGACCTGATCGCAACCCATGCAGGCTCTACGGTGACTGGCCAATCTGGCCAGGAAATCACTGTTGGCACGACTGGCGACGCACAGTTCGTGGTTCTTAAACTCATTGACCGCGTCGGTAACGCCGCTGGTGCGCATGCCAAAGTTTTGGTTGCCATCAACGACTCAACCATCGCTAACTAAGGAGAATGAATCATGGCTATGAATCGTGCAAGTATCAAAAAGCAGCTCCAAGAGGGGCTGAACGCTGTCTTTGGTTTAGAGTACTCCCAGTACCCTGAGCTCTGGAAAGACATTTTCACCAGCTCGAAAGAGTCGAAAAAGGCCTATGTTGAAGACGTTCTGATGAGCGGATTTGGCGCTGCGCCGGTGAAGCAAGAGGGTGCCGGTGTCACTTATGACACGGGAGCAGAGGGCTATGTCAGCCGCTACGTCTTCGAGACTGTTGCGTTGGCGTTTGCTCTGACCGAAGAGGCAATGGAAGACGACCTGTACGCCGATCTCGGCGCCCAGATGTCGAAGTCCATTGCTCGCTCGATGCAGTACACCAAGAACGTGAAGGGTGCCAACATCCTGAACAACGGATTCACGTCCGGTTTCACTGGTGGTGACGGCAAGGTGCTGTTCTCTACGACCCATCCACTGCAAGGTGGCGGTACGTCGTCCAACACTCTGGCCACTGCTGCGGACTTGTCCGAGACTTCCCTCGAAGACATGATCATCCTCATGGGTGATTCGGTTGACGATCGGTCTCTGCCAATTCACTTGGCTGCTAAGAAGTTGATTGTCCCCACCGAACTGCAGTTCACGGCTGAGCGTTTGCTCAAGTCCTCTGGACGAGTGGCTACGGCAGACAACGACATCAACGCGATCAAGAGCATGAGTTTGGTGGGTGGCGGATGGGCGGCAAACGTATATTTGACCGACCCGGATGCATGGTTCCTGACCAACGACTGCCCAGACGGCCTGAAGCACATTGAGCGCAAGGCAATGTCCAAGGGACTTGAGGGCGACTTCGAGTCAGGCAACAGCCGCTACAAGTGCCGTGAGCGCTATGCGTTCGGATGGTCAAATTTCCGCGGTGTTTATGGATCGGAAGGCGCAGCGTAAGCC